TCGCCTTAAAGAAAACGAGCCGTTCGAAGTCGCAATGCGTCGCTTCAAACGCACCATCGAAAAAACCGGTCTGCTGACCGAACTGCGCGCACGCGAGTTCTACGAAAAGCCAACGGCTGAGCGTAAGCGCAAGCTGGCTGCTGCTGTTAAGCGTCACTACAAACGCATTCGCAGCCAACAGCTGCCGAAAAAACTCTTCTAAGATTGCTTACGCAGGCCAACCTGGCACACGCCGGTTGTGTTTAGCGGCATCTAAGAGATACCCGCTCCGGCTTGGTCCGCAGCGGGTTTTCGCATTTTTACTCCATTATTTTCCGAAAGAAACGCCATGGGCTTGAAAGAACAAATCACCGAAGACATGAAAACCGCAATGCGCGCCAAGGAAGCCGGCCGTCTGGGGACCATCCGTCTGATCCTGGCGGAAATCAAGCGCAAGGAAGTCGATGAGCAAATCTCGGTCAGCGATGAGCAAACCGTGGCCATCGTGGAAAAAATGATCAAGCAGCGCAAGGATTCGATCACCCAGTTCGAAGCCGGTGGCCGCGCCGATCTGGCCGACATCGAAAAAGCTGAACTGGCAGTGCTGAGCGCCTACATGCCGGCCGGCCTGTCGGATGAGGAAATCGCCGCTGAAGTCGCTGCCGCCGTGGCCGCCTCGGGCGCCGCCGGTCCGCAGGACATGGGCAAAGTCATGGGCATCGTCAAGCCGAAGCTGGCTGGCCGCGCCGACATGACCGTGGTCTCCGCCCTGGTCAAAAAAGCGCTGACCCCAGCGTAAGCGCTTAGCAATACCGCAATACCGCTGCCGCAGTTTGATGCGCATCAAGGCGCGTCGACTGCGGCGGTATAGTCTGATCCACTCCGAGACCGTTCAGCCCTGTGATACCACAAACTTTTATCGCTGATTTGCTGAACCGCGTCGATATCGTCGACGTGGTCGGCCGTTACGTGCAGCTGAAAAAAGGCGGCGCGAACTACATGGGTTTGTGCCCGTTTCACAACGAAAAATCGCCCAGCTTCACCGTCAGCCCGACCAAGCAGTTTTATCACTGCTTCGGCTGCGGCGCCCATGGCACTTCGATCGGCTTCATGATCGAATATTCCGGCATGGGCTTTGTCGATGCCGTCAAAGAGCTGGCGCAGAGCGTCGGCATGGTGGTGCCGGACCAGGACGACAAGATTCCGCCGGCGCAGCGCGCGCAGATGGCGGCGCAGAGCCTGGCGCTGACCGAGGCCATGACGCGCGCCAGCGACTTTTACAAGCAGCAACTGCGCAGCGCCCCGGACGCCATCGCCTATCTGAAACGCCGTGGCCTGACCGGCGAAATCGCCGCCCGCTTCGGCCTCGGCTACGCGCCGCATGGCTGGGACAACCTGCGCGCCATGTTTCCCGACTACGAGGCGGTGGTGCTGGCCGAGTCCGGCCTGGTCATCGACAAGGTGGATGAGGACGGCAACAACCGCAAGCGCTATGACCGCTTCCGCGAACGCGTCATGTTCCCCATTCGTAATACCAAGGGCCAGGTTATCGCTTTCGGCGGCCGGGTGCTGGATCAGGGCGAACCCAAGTACTTGAATTCTCCTGAAACGCCTTTATTTTCAAAGGGGTTCGAGCTGTATGGCTTGTTTGAAGCACGCCAGGCGATCCGCGATGCGGGCTATGTGCTGGTGACGGAAGGCTATATGGACGTGGTGGCGCTGGCGCAGATGGGTTTCCCGCAAGCGGTGGCGACCTTGGGCACGGCGTGCACCACCCATCACGTGCAGAAGCTGTTGCGTCAGACCGACACGGTGATCTTCAGTTTCGACGGCGACAAAGCCGGCCGCCGCGCTGCGCGGCGCGCGCTGGAAGCCTGTCTGCCGCACGTGACTGACAACAAGACCATCAAGTTTTTGTTCCTGCCCACCGAGCACGACCCGGACAGCTATGTGCGCGAGTACGGTAAGGAAGCCTTCGAGCAGGAAATTCATGAGGCCATGCCGCTATCGCAATTCCTGATCAAGGAAGCCTGTGGCGAGCACGACATGAACAGCCTGGAAGGTCGGGCGCGCGCGCAGTTCGACGCCAAGCCCTTGCTGCAAGCAATGACGCCAACCGCGCTGCGCTTGCAGATCGTGCGTGGCCTGGCGCAACTGACGCAGACCTCGCCATCGGAAATCGAGGTGCTGTTCGAACTGTCCAAACCGGTAGCCACGGTAAAGATCGCGCCGCCGAGGGGCGGGCGGCCGCAGCCGAAAGGGCTGGAATTGCAAATCGTCCGTGTGCTGGTGGCGCATCCGGCGCTGGCGCTGGAGATCGACCAGGCGGCCGAGGCGGCTTTCCAGTTCTTTGGCCAGGAGTCGGCCGAACGGCTGGCGCAGTTGCTGGCGGCAGCGCGGGCGATGGGCGAGGGCGGCGGGTTTGCCGCGTTTGCCCAGCACCTGAAATCGCAGGGTGACGATTACGACGGCATCATCGGCGAAATCGTCAAGGAGCCGGAAACCGAGCGCGACACCGAGCGCGTGGTGTTGCGGGCGGCCATCCGCCAGGTCAAGCACAATGCGCTGAAGCACGAGCTGAGCCAGTTGTTTGCGGCGGGCCTGTCGTCCGACGAGATTGGCGTGCGCTATCGGGAGTTGACCGCGCAGCAAGACCAGCTGTTGCGCGAGGCGCAGGCGGAGTTGCCTGCCCGTTAAAGTTGTAGGGCGTTTTGTGTCGTAATGTTTCTGTCATTATTCCAGCGAAGGATGTGCCGGTCTTCCCTCTGGAAATTGAAAAGTGACGTGCTATAATAAAACGCTAAGTGTTGTATGTTTTGGCATCGTTTTTCTGTTCAGAGTGTGTTTGTTTTCAGTGAGTTAGGCTCTTGATCGACGCGGATGAACGGGTGTCGGCGGCCAGGGCCAGCTACGGTTCAGCAAATAGTCTGTTTGCTATCTAACCGAGTCATGGTTTCTTGCCCCCACGCACGTGTCTGATGCAGTAGAATTCCTTGGAGTTCTATAGAGGGCGGTCGGCCTGACCCAGGTGTAAGTAAGTCGTAGTATTGTCGGACTTGTGTAGTCGGCAAGTTCGAAGACGTAGTGATCTAAGGATCGAAACTTTATCCGTAATCGAAAGCGCCTGTGCCAATCAAGAAACCTGAATCCAAAGCGGCTGCAAAGCCGACTAAAGTGAGCGCAAAATCCGCTAAAACGGCGGACAAGCCGGAGACGCGCGTTGCCAGTCAACCGCCAGCGGTCAGCCAGACCACTGATGCGGCCACGCTGGCAGCCATTGATACCTCCGGCTACGTGCTGCCTTCGGTCAAAGTGCCGGGCCGGCGCGGGCGCAAACCGAAAGAATTCCAGCCTGAGAACGACGAAGTTGCCGCGCTCAACGCGGTTGAGCGCGCCGAACTGAAGGCGGTCGACAAGGCCAAGGCCAAGGACCGCAAGGCCAAGGAAAAAGCGCTGCTCAAAGACGCGTTCTCGTCGGACACCGAAGCGACCGAGGAAGAGCTCGAACGCCGCCGCCAGAAACTCAAGACTCTGATCAAGTTCGGCAAGGAACGTGGTTTCCTCACGTATGCCGAGATCAACGACCATCTGCCTGACAATATCGTCGATCCGGAAGCGATCGAAGGCATTATCGGCACCTTCAACGACATGGGCATTGCCGTCTACGAGCACGCGCCCGATGCCGAGACGCTGCTGCTGTCCGACAATGTCGCCACCGTTACCAGCGATGACGAAGCCGAGGCCGCAGCCGAAGCGGCGCTGTCCACCGTCGATTCCGATTTCGGCCGCACCACCGACCCGGTCCGCATGTATATGCGCGAAATGGGCTCGGTCGAGCTGCTGACCCGCGAAGGCGAAATCGAAATCGCCAAACGCATCGAAGACGGCCTGAAAGACATGATCCAGGCGATCTCCGCCTGCCCGGTGACGATTGCCGAAATCATCGCCGCTTCCGACCGTATCCGCGCCGATGAAATCAAGATCGACGAAATTGTCGACGGCTTGGTAGACGATAACGAAGATGCCCCTGCGCAAGCGCCGGCAGCTTCGTCGGACGACGACGAGGATGAAGAGGAAGAGGAAGAAGAGGAAGAAGAGGAAGAGGAAGAAGCCAGCGCATCAGGCGCAGCGGCAGGCTACTCGGCCGAACAGCTTGAAGCGTTGAAAAACGCCGCGCTGGAAAAATTCGACACCATCTCCCTGCAATTCGACAAAATGCGCCGCGCCTTCGAAAAAGAAGGCTATAGCTCGAAAGCCTACGTCAAAGCGCAGGAAGCGATTTCTGCTGAACTGCTCGGCGTCCGCTTCACCGCCAAAGTGGTCGAGAAACTGTGCGACACGCTGCGTGGCCAGGTGGACGAAGTACGCCACATCGAGAAACAGATCCTGGACGTGGCGGTGAACAAGTGCGGCATGCCGCGCGCCCACTTCATCAAAGTATTCCCGGGCAATGAAACCAACCTGGAATGGGTCGATGGCGAAGTGGCCGCCGGCCATGCGTACAGCGCGATTCTGGGTCGTAACATCCCGACCATCAAAGAGTTGCAACAGCGCTTGATCGACCTGCAGGCGCGCGTGGTGCTGCCGCTGCCGGATTTGCGCAACATCAACCGCCAGATGGCGGCCGGTGAAATGAAAGCGCGCAAGGCCAAACGCGAAATGACCGAGGCCAACTTGCGTCTGGTGATCTCGATCGCCAAGAAATACACCAACCGCGGCCTGCAGTTCCTCGACCTGATCCAGGAAGGCAACATCGGCCTGATGAAGGCGGTGGACAAGTTCGAATACCGTCGCGGCTACAAATTCTCGACCTACGCAACGTGGTGGATCCGTCAGGCCATCACCCGCTCGATCGCCGACCAGGCGCGCACCATCCGGATTCCGGTGCACATGATCGAGACCATCAACAAGATGAACCGTATCTCGCGCCAGATTCTGCAAGAGACGGGCGCCGAGCCGGACCCGGCAACGCTGGCCATCAAGATGGAAATGCCAGAGGACAAGATTCGCAAGATCATGAAGATCGCCAAGGAACCGATATCGATGGAGACGCCGATTGGCGACGACGACGATTCGCATCTGGGCGACTTCATCGAGGACAACAACACGCTGGCGCCATCGGACGCCGCGCTGCACGCTTCGATGCGTGGCGTGGTCAAGGACGTGCTGGACTCGCTGACGCCGCGTGAAGCCAAAGTGCTGCGCATGCGTTTCGGCATCGAAATGTCGACCGACCACACGTTGGAAGAGGTTGGTAAACAGTTCGACGTCACGCGCGAGCGCATCCGTCAGATCGAAGCCAAGGCCTTGCGCAAGCTGCGTCACCCAAGCCGTTCGGACAAGCTGAAGAGCTTCCTGGAAGGTAACTAAGGCTTGACTGAGGTAGGGGGAGCCTATATGCTCCCGTGTTCTTCGGGCCCTTAGCTCATGCTTGGTTAGAGCAGAGGACTCATAATCCTTTGGTGCGCGGTTCGACTCCGCGAGGGCCTACCATCTTTCAATAGCTGCTCTTGGGCAGCTATTATTTTTAGCGCTTCCGTCGCTGATACTCCCGAGTCTTCAATAATCTTCAAGATCGTGCCGACATCAGGCGTACGCTCTCCACGGGCGTATCGATCCATCGTCGGCGGCGGTACGTCCCACATCATCGCTGCTCTGCGCACTGAACGGCCATTCAAGGCCCGCTCTATCAATTCTTGATATTCCATAGTAATTTCCAATTAGCAATATGCATCCAAACGGATGTATTCTTAATGCATCCAAACGGATATATTTTGTATCCGTCTGGATGTGAGTAAACGATAGCACATGAATTAGCTATTGGTGTGACTTGTCACGCTAAATCGTTTGCTAAAGAGTCGGCTCTTTTGGCTCCCAGTGCTTTGCTGCTTGTTTTCGCTCATAGCGTCGGCCCCATTGAAACATTGCCGTTGCGATGACTCCGCCCCACAAGGCGTCCCAAAACATCAGTAGGTAGTCGGCTTTTGAGAAGAGGACAAGGCAGGTGGTTTGTAGCATGACGTTTCCTCATGGAATGTTTTGCTGATTATATATGTGACTTGTAACGCTAATTATTAGAAGGAAAACGAAATGTCCGCCACCGTCCGCAATGCTACCTCTCCTAAACGGGTCCGCTTCCAGATTCAGGCTCGCCGTGTTGAGCGCGCTGAAGAGTCGGCTTGGTTCGACATGGAAGAGATTCGCCCTATGTCTCGCAAGGCATCGGATCAGGCTGTCGCCGACCTGAACAAGGGTGTTCCTGCTTTTGCTTACCGTGCGGTGCCGGTGTGAGTGCAGCTGCTGAATGGACATTGCCGCTGGAGCTTACGGCGTCTGAGGTCCGCGTCGTAAAGGCTGCGCTGTTGGTTGAGATTGCCACGCTTGAATTCAAGGCCCGCGAAGATCATCAGCCTGATGTCTGGCTACCTGCATTGAACAGTGCGCGTCGCGTATTTAGCGCCTTGTGTGACAAGGGCAACAAGGCCTTGCTCGATTTGTGATTTTTAACGGTAGGGGATCGGTATGGGGGATTTACAGGATGGTGTAAATGCGGCGCTGGCGGCGATTGTGGTTGCCGGTGGCCTGATCGTTGGTGTTGATGTCGCTCGCGCTGCTATCGGTTGGCTGCGCTCGGTGATTGATCCATACGATCCGAATAATCCGTATCACAACGGCAAGCGCGGTGATTACGGCGATTAATAAATATGACTTGTAACGCTAATTGTTCTTCGCTCTAGAGGGCGACTTTTAAAGGGTATGACCATGAAATCGAAAATCGAAATTGTCCATGTAGTCCAAGTTGCCGGTACTTCGCGCAAGACCGGCAACGACTACGACATCCGCAACGCTCAGTGTGTTGTGCGTGACGCCGATCCAGCGACCGGCGATGTCAAACCTAAGATCGGCGTTCTGTCGCTGCCAGCGCGTTACAAGGATTTGCCGAAGGGGGTCTACATGGTTGAGTTTGAGGCGACGGTTGGCCAGAACAGCCGTGTGGTGTCTGAAGTGGCGGATGTAAAGCAATTTGATCCTGCGGCCCCTGCTGTTCCGGCGCGTAACGTGACGGTGGAAATCCTGAGCGTGACGCCCCGTGCTGGCTTCTCCAAAAAGTCTCTCAAAGATTACGACATGCTGTTTGCAGACTGCATCGTCCATAAAGTTGACCGTGAGACTGGCGAAGTATCGCAACTGGTCGGTGAGCTGCTGGTGCCGGATCGCTTCAAAGACATCAAGCCAGGAATGTATGAGGTCGAGTTTGAAATCTCGATTGCGCAGGATAAGCGGATCGGTGGCCGTGTGGCTGATATGAAGCCTAAGGCTGCTGCTGGGGCTTCGCCGGCTCCTTCCAAGACACCGGCACCTGCTACGCCTCCGGCGTCCGCACCGGCACCGGCTCCTGCGGCTACTGCACCTGTTAAGGCTTAATCGTGGCTCAGGTTCAGGCGCGTGTAGTGACTTGCGTAGCAGGTACGCCGCAATACGACGGCGCTGCTCTATCTACGGGTGTCGATCCTGTGTCCTGCTTGTTGCCTGATGGTGTGCACTACGGTCGTCCTGTGATTGTTGATGCGTATTTGTCGGATCAGCCGATAGTGGCTGATTCTTCATCTGGGGGAGGTGCTTGCACCAATCCCTTTTCCATGTCTGCGGAAGATGGTGGGCTGTTGTCTGCGGCGATTGTTGGCTGTTGGGCTGCTGCCTACTTCGTTCGTAGCGTTATTAACGTTGTAAAAAATGGGGTTGAATCATGAAAAGCAAACTGAAATATCTGGCCGCTCTGGCCCTGTCCGCTGGCTTCGGCGTCGCTCATGCTGCCGGTGGTATCGACATTTCCGCCGATACCGCGCAAGCGAAGACCGACATCGCTACCGCTGGTGGCCTGATCATCGGCGTGGTGGTGGCGGTTGCCGCTATCTCGTGGATTCGTCGTGTGATCCGCTAATCGCGGTTCTACGTCGCTTTGAGGGGCTTTGCGGCCCCTCTTTTTGTTTGTAGCGTAGGAGGTCTTATGGCTGGGATTGCTGTGATGCTTGCGGTGTTGGGTGCATTCTGGATTTTGCTGAACAATCGCGGTTGAGGCTATTAATGCGTAAACTATTTATACTATTTATACTGTTTATGTTGAGTCTTGTTTCTGCTTCGTCTCTGGCTAGCACTACGCTTTATTACATTTATGGGCTTGAGACAAAGTATGGATATTACACTTCGGTCGATGCGGTGTGCGCTAAATATCCTGCGGATGCTGGTTATACGCTAGCTGGATCGAGTGCGGTAAGCGCTTCTCTTTGGCGTTGCCTTCAGAAGGATTCGGCTGGGAATACTATTCCGCATGGGATTGTTTACAGCGCGGTTATGGCGGATTGCCCTTCAGGTCAGGCCTATCAGGGTGGAGCGCCTACATGTACTCCTACCGGCCCTGTTTGCTCTACGGCTGCTGGTTCTTCGGTTACTTGGACTCAGAAGACCGGTCATGCCGCGAATCCAAATGCTGAGGTTCCTGATGGTTCGCCTCCGGGGCCTTCGTCTTCGCCTACGTGCTCTATTACCGGTGGCATCACTGTTAAGAATTGCTATTCGACTGCTGCGGCTGGTGGTGGCATTGATTTTTACTGCACGTTTTCTGCCGTTTCTGATGGCAAAAATGCTCCCGCATCCAGCGCTCCCTCTGATGCAGGGAGTAATAAACCATCAGACGCAAAACCGGCGAAGACAAGTACTCCGGCGGATTCTAAAGGCAATTGTCCAGGCGGAACTGTGCAAGCCGGTTTGGATTCCAGTGGCATAGCTATTTGCATGGGCACTGGCACGAACCCTAGTCAGTCGTCTAGTAGTTCAACAACAACTGCGCCGTCTACCACAACTACGGCGGCGGATGGCACTAAGACCACTACGTCCAACCAATCTACAACTAATGGCGATGGGTCGGTTACGACGACGACGACGACAACTGTTGTTTCACCCGATGGCACTGTCAAAACGAGTACGTCTACTAACACGGGCAACAATCCTACGGGCGGCAGTGGTAAAAGTGACGACGCCAAAGATTTTTGCAGCGCCCATCCTGAGTTGACCATTTGCCAGAATTCGTCTGTGGCTGGCTCGTGCGGTCAGATCTCATGTCAGGGCGACGCTATCCAGTGCGCCACGCTTCGGGCTGCGGCTGCGATGCAATGTGCGCAGCAACAGGATACCGATGCGCTCAAGGCCATGCCGCAGAAGGCTTTGGGCGATCAGATCATGGCCGGTGCCGATCCCATGGCTGGGCAGATTTCCGACACGTTGAAGGGCACTGAAGTTGACATGAGTCGTGTCTCGTTCGATCAGTCTGGCTTTCTCAGTGGTGGTACTTGCCTTGCGAATCGCTCTTTCGTGGTGATGGGGCGCGTGGTGCCGGTGGACTTTACTACTGTGTGCAACAACATCGCCCCATTGCGGGCCGTGATGATGGCGGTGGCACTAATCATGGCCTATCTTATAGTTGGTCGTTCTGTGGTCGGTTCGTAAGGAGGCCTTATGTTTGCTTTGTTTCTTCCTGCTTTAATTGGTGCTCTCGCTAGTGCGATGGCTACTTTTGCGGGCCGTGCTTTGATCGCTCTTGGCATTGGTTTTGTGACCTATAAAGGCATCGATGTTGGCATCGCCGCGCTGAAGCAATCTGTGATTTCGGGAATGCAAAGTCAGTCCGCCGACATCGTTGGTCTGCTCGCATTTCTGTGGGTGGATAAGGCGATGACCGTCATCTTTTCTGCTTTCACGGTCGCGCTGTCGATGAAGGCTATCGGCGGCTCTATTAAGCGGATGGTGAACAAATGATTTCGTTGATTACCGGGTTGCCGGGGAATGGTAAGACGCTGTTTGCATTGTGGTGGATCAAGCAGAAGGCGGAAAAGGAACAGCGCGAGGTCTACTATCACAACATCAAAGATTTGACGCTGCCTTGGCATGCCTTTGAGGCTGAGAAGTGGATGGAGTTGCCTGAGGGTTCCATCATCGTGATGGACGAGTGCCAGTTTGTCTTCGCTAAGAAGCCGAACGGCTCAAAGCTGCCGGAGTACTACGAACAATTAGCGACGCACCGGCATCGTGGCTTTGACATTTATCTGATCACTCAACATCCGACGCTGATCGATAACTTCGTTCGCCAGCTTGTAGGCCAGCACTATCACGCGGTACGCAAGTTCGGCATGGCGCGCAATACGATCTATGAATGGTCGGCTGCGAATCCGGCACCGCAGAATCCGTCTTCGCAAAAGTCCGCTGTGCCGATGAAATGGTCGTTTCCTAAAGAGGTGTACGGCTACTACAAGAGCGCTGAAGTGCATACGGTTAAGCGCGCCATCCCTGTAAAGATTTTTCTCGCTGCTGGCTTTGTGTTGGCGGTGCTGGCTGGCGGATATTGGGCGTTGAACCGCTATCAACATCGGAATGAAAAGCCTGTGCCCGATGTGGCGACTGCGGGTGCTGCACATACTGATGTTGGGGCGGCTGGGGTGCGTACTGTTTCAGTCGGTGGGCGTGGCGTAGATTTCGACCCTGTCGCTGACGCAAAGCATTACGTGCAGCAGCAAACTCCGCGTGTCGAGGGGCTTGCATTCACGGCGCCGAAGTATGACGAGATCACTCAGCCGGTGAGGGCGCCCGTTCCTGCCGCTTGTGTGCAGGTAGGCACTCCGCAAAGCGAGAAGGGCGTTCGGTGCAAGTGTTATTCGCAACAGGGTACTCCGCTCGATGTGCCGTTCAACATGTGTTTGGGCTTTGCTCGGAACGGCTGGTTCCAAGACTTCAATGCTGATAAGGATCGCCAGGACTCTGTGCGTACTGCGCAATCGGTCAAGGCGATGGAGGGCCATAACACTGTTGATTCAGTGAAGGCTGGTGCTCAGGTGATTGTGATGGAAGTTCCTAAGGCTGATCCTCCGTATCGTCCTGCTGTTGGTGGCGGTACGGCAGCGCCGAATTAACGTTACTTGTCACGCAAATAGGAGGGGGTATGCGATATGCGGATGATCGTCGTCAGCTTGACCTAGTGGCCGGTGCGAACCGTCAGCGTGGCCGCCCTGCAACCGGCGTTGCAAAGACCGCTGCCGAACGTCAAGCAGCTCGGCGCGCAAGGCTGGCGGAAGAGGGCAAGGGTCTGCTCACGGTTGAGGTGTCCCATGAGGTGCTGGAGGCGCTTGATAAGTTCGTTCAGTTCAAGGATGAGAACAAGGGCAGTGTGGTTGATCGTATCTTGCGCGGCACGTTGTTGCGTAAGCGCTAGGAGGTGGTGTGGATCTAGGCATTCTTATTGCGATTTGTTTCGGCGTGGCGCTGCATTTTGTCGTCATGATTTTTCGCCGGTGAAATCCGCCGACCATGCCGGGGTGAATGCGCAAGCGGCCCGAAGGGCAAAATCTTTGGAGGCCTGTCGGAGTCGGTGGTTGCTGTTGTAGTAGCTGTAGCTGGGGCCTGTGCGTATCGGAGCGAGGAGCGACTAGGTTCCAAAGTTTTAGCGGGTAGTCCGTTGGCTGCGTTAGCGCCTCTCTGCGGCACGTCGGCAACTGGCCCCATCCTGATGACTGCTTTTTGTCGTTTGATGCGTGTGAGCGTTTCTGATTGGTTTGTGTGGCATTTGGCGCGAGTAGCCGTGAAGGGCGCTTGCGACCTGCGCGGCGCGAAGCGCCGCTAAACTTGTATTGAGGACACTTAAGAACACAGACACCTAAAACACATAGGCGTCATAGGGAAATGAATAATCTGGAAGTACAAAAGAAAAGGCCCCGGTCAGCTGCAACTGAACGAGGCCGTTGATAAACCTGCTGTAACAGGAATACCAATGAACGAATTAGATTATGAAACTGTCTTAGCGTCAATCGATTTCTCGCCGGTCGCTGGTGATGTGGATGCTAAGACGCCGGACTGGTGGGAGGCTGAGCGCGTTAAGGGCGCGTGGCAAGACACCTACACCGCCCGCAAGCGTGTTTATGCCGATGGCCAGTGCGTTGTGACCGTCACCAAAGATAAATCGTTTGTAGGCCCTGCACAGAGTCGGCCAAAGGCAAAGCGCGGTGAGTCTGAGGAACGTGTGCGCAATGAGGAGGATGCCGGGCGGCGCGCTAAGCAAAAAGTCCGCGACTGCTGCAAGGCTATTTCTGCTGATCGCATGGTCACGCTGACATATAGGGAAAATATGGTCGACCGCGAAAAAGCTGCCAAGGATTTTAAGGCGTTTTGCCGTCGTTTAGGTAAGGTGCAGAAGTTCCACTATGTGGCGGTCATAGAAGAGCAAGAGCGGGGCGCGCTTCATTTCCATATCGCCGTGCGCGGTCGCCAGTGCTACGCGTTGCTGCGCTCTATCTGGCAGCGTGTAGTGGGCCTTGGCGCGGATGGTCAGCAAATGGGGCAAGCCAATGTACGTGACCCGCATGCGTTCGGATTTGGCGTTAAGGGTGCGCACCGGTTAGCAAGCTATATAGCTAAGTATTGCGGCAAGGTGATGGACTGCCGGGAACTGAATCAGAAGCGTTATTTCCGGTCGAAGGGAATTGTGCTGCCTGAGTTGCAGTACTGGCGTTTGCCTAATTGCACTTGCATGCTCGATGCCGTCCATGCGGCATTTCGCATGATTGAGGGGCATGCCATGGAAAATTTGGATACGTGGTGTAACAACGCGCTTGGGGTTGTATATTTGGCTACCGCGCCGGGGTTGCCTGTTGAGCCTGACGTGCCATTTTGACGTTGGAATTGTCGTTACTTGTCACGTGAATTCACGTTGGTTGTTTTTGTTGTATAGTTTCCGTGAAGTAACTCTTTAAAGGTTCAGGATGCGTGTTGATGCAAGTTATCTTGTTGAGTTGGTGTCGTCCTCCGGAGTGAAAGTTTGGGAGGAGGCAGGGGCTAGGTGGTTGGTAGAGAAAGCTGGTAAAGCTTCTCTGCATTCCGATAAGTTCATCTTCGGGTGGCTACGGCCACATTTGGCTGGTAAGGAATTGCGCACCATAGACAGGGCTTTTGTTGATGCCGTAAAGATGCGGAAGATTGCGTCTGGTGTAAAGCCTGCGACAGTGAACAGAACCCTGGCTCTCGTACGGTCGGTCCTTCGTGCTGCTCGCGATTGGGAATGGATTGAGGGTGTTCCAAAGATTCGACTGCTTGCTGAACCCAAGAAGCGCGTTAGGTATTTGTTGAAGTCTGAGGCTGAGTCGTTGCTCGTTGAGTTGCCTGCTCACTTGTCGCATATGGCTGCGTTTTCGCTAGCCACTGGGCTGCGCAAGGGGAACGTGTTGGGGCTGGAATGGTCACAGGTCGATTTGACGCGCCGTGTGGCGTGGATTCATCCTGATCAGTCCAAAAGTCGTGTGGCGATAGGTGTGCCGCTTAACGATGATGCTGTCCGAATCATAACGTTGCAGCGAGGTATACATCCGAAAATCGTTTTTACTTACGATGGTAAGCCTGTCCATCAGACCACCACAGCTGCATGGTACAAGGCTTTGAAGAGGTGCGGCATAACCGATTTTCGGTGGCATGATCTCCGCCACACTTGGGCTAGCTGGCATGTTCAAGGCGGTACACCGCTGCATGCGTTGCGGGAGTTAGGAGGGTGGGAAAGCGACTCAATGGTCCGGCGCTATGCTCATTTCTCGGTCGGCCATTTGGCGGCGTATGCCGGGCGATTGCCGAGTCTGACAGCGTCGGGTTAGTTGCTTTATTTTAAATATTCGATGACAATCCTGTAGATGGATTCACAGTGTTGT